AGGGAGAGCTTACCCTCTACCCTCTGCCCTGATGGATATAATATAAGGAATAGATATGGCTGAATACAAGAAGAAGAAAGGAAAGAACGCACCTGATAAACCATTGGTTAATAGACCCAGTGCGTTTGAGTCAGACCCGGAGTTTGAGCTGACAGATATGCAGTCTGCATTTGTATGGCATTATGTGAATGATAATTGCACGCAGACCGAGGCGGCTAGAAGAGCAGGCTTTGAGTTTCCTGCTCAAGCTGCAACTAGGTTTCTCAATGGTAAAGACTATCCCAATGTCCTCAAAGCCATCAAGGTTGGTAAGGATGAGCTTGCTCATAAGTATGCAATTACTCCTGAGAAGACAGCCAAGATGCTATGGCAGATAAGCGAAGAGGCATATAACAAAGGGCAGTTCAACGCATCGGTCTCAGCATTGCGTGAGCTGAATGAACTGGCAGGCCTGAAGATAAAGAAGACAGAGAATCTCAATATAACAGCGAACTTGGATAACATGAGCCACAAGGATATAGAGGGACGAATCAAAGAGATATTCGGTGGCGATATCATAGATGCACAGTATGACGATTTATGACATATCTCAAGCTCATGCGGTTCATTAATATCCTGTAGAAAACCAAGTGCGGGCGTTTTTTCTCCACAAAACACCCAAATCTGACCAAAAAATAAAAAACAACGCTAAATCAATGACTTACAACAGATTTTTGTATGACATTTGTAGGACATTGTTGCGCCGGGTCAATCGCCATGTGTCCACAGTGCTAACATTAGCACTTCTGCATGCTCTGAAAGCCTATATAACTAGGGACTCTATTGGATTCCAAAACCAAAGTCGAAAAAAGATATAATTATTGACCCGACACCCGTATTTTTGGGTCGGCTGTCAGCAAGGCGGTTGTAACTGAGTTTCACAAATTTTATATTCATTTTTCCAAGTAAGTGTTAATTTCAACAGATATGTGTATAATCTAATTTTAAAGGACAAAATTATGAAAATAGATAAAGCAGCTCTCCGAGAGGCAACCGTTGACACCATGCTTGGAGCCATAGTTAATTTTCCTCTCTCTTGGCTGACCATTACGATTGTTCTACTATTCACCCACAACTCGTTTATAATATCTTTAAGCCAATTAATTGTTTTATCAATTTTGGCTATTATCAGAAGATATTACACAAGAGTATATTTTGATAAGCGAAATAAAAGGAACGGATTATGAGCATAGAAGACGATAAGAAAATTGATACCATCATTTCAGAGCTTGAATATACAAATCAGACCCTACACGACATAAATAAAAATCTTGCCAACTTGGTTATAATATACCAACTTCAGTTAGCTCAAGTTGAAAAAGCATTGCAGGTCCCGGAAGAAGTAATAGACACCCCTAAAAAGAAATTACATTAATTTGAACATAAGTGTTGACTCTAATACTTTATACCCTTATAATGAACACTGTAACAAACAACATATTAGGAGTAAAAATATGGAACTTACAAGAGAAAACAAGACATGGACCTACCAAGGTCCTAACTACATCTTCGCATTATCTGATGAGAAGCTGCACGACCACCTGACTTTGATAGTCAAACCATCAAACATCAGGGTGCTAAAGAATTTTACCGACATGGCTACTAAAGACCTGAAGGCTAAAATCATCGAAGACTGGTTCGCAGAATCAAATCAAGATGTAAAAGAAAGAAATAACCAAAAAGCGAGACAACGCAGATTATTAAATAAGGAGTCAAACAATGGATAATCCAAAGAAACTAAATAAAATCGAACAACTTAAAATACAGCTTAAAGACAGCTTGCACGAGGAGGTAACTGTCAACACCCACCATTACGGCACCAAGACCTTCACCATAGGCGAGTTCTTGAAAACCCAAACCGTCTGCGCTAGGTGCAAAGACGAAATGCCCGTATGGCACAAAGACCAATTGGTTCACCCGGTCATGAACGCGCTGATTAAATTAGCTGCTGAAGAAGAACGAGCTAGAAAAGAAGCCGAAGCCAAAGCCAAGAAGGAGGTCGCGTGATGAAATTCTATTACTTTCAAGACCCCAACGGGTATGACAGCCACTTGTTCAGCACCAAAAAAGCTGCATTGGACTGGATTAGACATGCAGATAAAACATGGTTGGAGGAAGGTAGCGATACTTTTGAAGAACATGATATGCAGGTTTTCAACATAAGCACCGCCACAAAGAAAGAGATGCTCAAAGCAATGCGTTATGTATCGATTATCAGTGGTAGTGTTGTACATGTACCTGAGTTAGATAATGACTAAGTGGCATGGAGGCAAAGGCTCCACACAGAAACCTTATGATAAAGAAGCATTTGATAAAAATTTTTCGCGAATATTCTCAAAACCTAAGAAGAAAGATATTGAGAACAAGGAGAAGGAGGTGAAGAAATGAGTTGGCAGACAGATTGGAGAGTAGATAAGGGTGTTAAGGTGCCTGACTTTAGAAACCGTAAAGGCAAATTTGCAGAAATGGATAATTTCTTACAAACCCTAGAGATAGGTGATTCGTTTGTTTTGCATCCTAAAGTTCAAGCTGATGGTACGATTTCTGAGTATTCTATTGCTCAAAACGTAGTTACTAGAGGCAAAAGGTATGGCATGAAGCTGACCTCAAGAAAGATATATTCTGACGAGGACCCTAACGTGTATCACTACAGAATTTGGTTTGTAGAGAAAATAGAACCTGAGACTAAAAAATCTAAATACGAAAGAAAGCCTATGTCTGAGGTTACAGAAAGGTCATTTAATGATTTGGCTCAAGGCAGACTGCCTCACGACATCTTGTTCTTAGCTGAGCAGAATGAAGAGAATAAGGCTATTGTTGAAGATATCAGAAGATTGAATAGAATACTGGTAGAAGAATTAACCAAACAGAACATTAAATTACCTGAGGGGGAATAATGACTACATCAAGCCTAATACTTGAGATTGTGCAGCTTTTTAAACAGATAGATAAAAAAGCATCACAAAAAGAACTGATTGAAATACTTAAAAAAATACAAAAGGGAGAACAATGGAAAGACTAGAATACGAATCTATTTATGGATATTGCAGAGTATCATCTGATGAACAGGCCAAGCACGGCACCTCACTAGATGAGCAGAAGAAAACCATTACCAAGATGTCGCTGTACCTTTTTGACAAAGAACCTGACGGTTTTTATGTTGATGACGGTGTTAGTGGTACCTTAGATTTTGATAACAGACCACAAGGCAAAGAACTCAAACGCAATCTTGAACCCAACGATGTTGTCTTGGTTGCTAAGCTTGACAGACTGATTAGACGATTAAGCGTCTTGTGCAAAATTCGTGATGACTTTAACGAGCTAAACATTCATCTGTTTGCTCATGATATTTTAGGTGGTGCCGAATCCATTAGTACCTCTAAGTCACCGAATGTGAATATGTTTGTCAACATGATGGGAACTTTTGCCGAGTGGGACAAAGAAGAAACTGCTCGAAAGCTCTATCAAGGTAAGATGGCTTGTGTTGAGAAGGGCAGGCATATAGGCGGTGGAGAGCCTTATGGGTATGAGTTAATCAAAGAAGGCAAGCATAAGTACCTCAAAGAGATACCTGAGCAACAAGAAATCATCCAGTACGTTGATAAATCACTAGAAAGACATAAAGCCAAAGGTAGAAAAACACCTTGGCGCAGTATTTCTAAGCAAATCAAATCTTTGTATGCGGCTGAAATACCACCTTGGAAAGTTTCAAGAATTGCATTAAGAAAGCTTAAAGATAGAGCAAGTGTGTGATATATTTGTGTAATGCAAATGACAGAAGCAGATATCAATAGACTCAATCAGATGAGGTTAAGTGAAAGCTTTGACCCATCGATGCTTTTGGGCGATACACCTGTTTCAAGAATAGAGCCTATCAGTCCTGTAGATATGGAATCATCCTTTGGTGGACCACTTTATCAAATGATGAATCCTAGCGGCAGAAAGATTGTTGATTCTCTAGGTTTGCGAGGCGAAGGTATTGGCGGCTTTTTAGAAGCTATGGCTCTTGGACCCGGCAAAGCAAAAGCTGTAGGCAAGGGTATAGCTGCATTACC